TAAATATCAACCAGCAGCAATATCAAAAGATGGGGGAAAAACATATCAATTCTCTGATCCAAACTATCCTACAATGGATGGTGTTGCCGGAGTAGGTCTCTCAAATGAATTAAATAATAAAGATGGTGGAATACGTAAAAACCTTGATGCACAAATTAATACATCATTAGATGATGCAGGAATACCAAAAACTCAAAAGAAAAAAATAATAGATTCAATTAAAAATAATGCAGACCAAAAAGACGAAGAAAAATCAACTGATGATGGTGGTGATGAAAAAAATAAATCAACCGACTCAAGTACACCATCTGAATCTCTAACATCTAAATCTCAAGAGAGAGAAGGAACAAGATCTTCATTTGGAAATCTTGTATACCCATTAGATCTTGGGATTACCGGACAGGATGTTCTCAAATTTTCAATGTTAAAATATGTTCCATCAGATGTTGGTGGAACTAGTGATACATTTTCTGGTATCAATACCAGAACTAGAAATGAAGGATTTAGTAATGGAGAAAGGGACATATTAGGTACAGTAATCTTACCAATACCGGGAGGAATTCAGGATAGTAATAGCGTGAACTGGTCCTCTCAAAATATGAATGCTCTCCAAGCAGAATTGGCAAATCTTGCACTGGGAACCATCGCAGATGATGGAAAAGGATTTTTTGGGGGAGTAAGTGATATTGCAGGTGCAATTCAAAAGAATAACTCAGAACTTGGATCTGCTGCAGCAGCTGCATTTGCTGGCCAGGCATCGGGAGTGGGTGGTCAATTAATAACTAGAACCACTGGTGCAATTGTTAATCCTAATATGGAATTGTTATTCAGTGGACCAGCACTTAGACAATTCTCCTTTAAATTCATGTTAACACCAAGAGAAAAAAGAGAGAGTGAAGAAATTGTAAAAGTTCTAAGATTTTTTAAACAAGGATCTGCAGTTCAAAGAACTAAATCAAATCTATTCCTAAAATCTCCTCATACATTCAAAATACAATATCTACATCGTGGTCCAGGAGATAACAACGACAATCCATTTATGAATAAAGTAAAGGAGTGTGCTTGCACTGGAGTTAATGTTAATTATACTCCACAAAATAATTACTCTACGTTCACAGATGGTGCAATGACATCATATGAGTTGACATTAAATTTTAATGAACTTGAACCCATCTTTAATGATGATTATAAAGATGATGGCGATACTACAATAGGTTTCTAAAATGTCAAATTACTTCAGACAACTTCCAGATATTAATTACGTTAGCAGACTTCCTGATGCGAAGATCTCTGATTATATCAAGGTTAAAAATTTATTTAAGAAAGGAGCACTCAGGGAAGACATCTTCCAAAACGTTTCGTTCTTTACCAAATACAAAGTTACCGGTGATAAAAGACCCGACAATGTTGCATTTGATTTCTATCAAGATTCAAAATTAGATTGGTTAGTTCTTACTTGCAATAACATCATAAATGTATTTACAGAGTGGCCATTGCAACAATCAGATTTTGATAGAGCAATGGTAGAAAAATATGACACTTATGATAATCTCTTTAATGGAGTTCATCATTATGTGACAACTGAAGTAAAAGATAGTAATGGTATTGTGTTTGTAAAGGCTGGTCTTAAAACAGATGCAACCTTCTCATTTAAATATGCAGATACAAAGAGTGGAACCTTAGTGGATTTGGCTAACATATCAATTCCAGTTACTAACTATGAATATGAAGTTGAAATAGAAGACGCAAAGAGAAATATATTTTTACTTAAACCACAATACCTCAATGTTGTTCGTGATGATCTTGAAGAAATGATGGCATACAAAAAAGGTTCCACTCAATATACGAGTGAAACCCTTAAGACTGCTGATAATATCAGAATTTATAACTAATTATTCTTCAGCAAGTTTCTGGAAGTAGGATAGAGCATCATCTTCATCAGAGTCCGCAGACTTGGTGGGAGTGATGTCTGGTGCATTGAAGTCAGCAGCAGGAGGCTTGCTTGACTCAAAGTTTGGGGTGAAAGATCCGCGACCATCACTTTCATTTTCCAGTTCCTCATCAAAACGAGGGCGGGAAGACTTCTGCCCTAAGACCATCTTCAAGCGTGTTTGTAGTTGCTCGTAAGATTTGAATTGGTCTGCAGCAGTCAAGGCAGTCAACGAGTATTCTTTTTTCCAGAGGGCTTCAAGAGCATCGTCATCATCCAAGAGTGGTGCAGTGCGGTCAAATTCTGACGAGTCATAGTTCCAATATCCTTGAACCTTTTTAATCTTCAGTTTGAAGTTAGCACCTTGCCAGAAGTCAAAGGGATTGATTGCTTCCTCATCTTCAAACTCAGGTTGCATTGCTTCCATGATCTTATCAAAGATCTTCTTACCGAATTTATACAGGAAGACTTTACCTTCGTTCTGTGGATTTGTTTTGTCCTGTACAACATAGATGTTGGCATAGTAGGACAGTTTGCGCTTCTGCTTACGAACAGTATCCTTATCAGTGTCACTACCACTGTTCCACAGTTCACGATTATACTCACCAAGAGGATCCTTTTGACCGATAGTAGTCAGTGAGTTCTCAATGTACCAACCACCAGGACCTTGGAATGCGTGGGAGTACATCTTTGCCCAAGGAAGTTCTTCTTCGTTAGGGGCAGGGAGGAAACGGATGACTGCATAACCGTTGCCAGTCTTGTCCATTTCAGGTTTCCAGAGACGGTCATCTCCACCGCCACCAGTATTATTCATCTTCTCAACTTCCTTAACCAGTTTAGAGGTCAGAGATCCAAGAGAAGATTGCTTTTTAAGATTTGCGAAAGACATAGGATTCGTTTTGTTTGTACGTATTTGGCTTGTGTGTACCCGTTCATTCTACAGGTCGGTTTCGTTTTTGTCAATCTGACTTTTCATCACTTCAAGCATCTTTTCCATATTAGAAAAAACGACATTCATATCAACATCAGATGAGAGTCCCATCAGTTTTGCAGAGTCAACAATATTTTGTTTCATCAGTTTTGCTTCTGGGTCATCAGATAAACTCAAACGAGTATAGAGAATTTTTTGTTTCTCTATCAATTTTTTTAGAAGTCCAACATGAAAAAGTTGTTCTTCTCTATTCATTTTTGAAAATTCAAAGACGTTACGGTAAACATCTTCTTGCAATTCACTAATTTCAGTCATCTCAGCACGGACGACTTCCGAATCAAAGAAACTCATTACTGTAACACGACCTCCTTCAAAATTTTTTTATATCGGAATACATCGATATTTAGGAATGGAGAATACTTCCTCATCCTCATACTAACAGTTTCCCATACTGGGTCTGTTAGTTTTTTGTCATAGTCAATTCGGTAACCAAGAATTTTGTCGCATATTACTAAAGTTTCTATTGAGATTTGACCACTCAAATATTTTTTTAATACTAAGGGATGTCCATTAGAAGTTTGGAATGCAGAATCTAAATCAGTATCTACAAGTATTTTTTCCATCTCTTCCTTGAAGACATATGCAAGAGATTGTGTTCTTTTTTTCCATGAAGAATATCTATCCTCACCTTCTCGAATCATTTCTCCTATCCAAAGCTTACTTGGATCAGTGCAGGTGATGAAGTTAGATATAAAGAACTCAATAACTTCTTTATCGTTTTTGTTTCTTGATAATTTTTCAAACCAGAAACGATCTTTTCTTTTATAAAAAGACTGTACGGTGGCACGACTTTTACCACAATACTTATGATAGTCATACTTTTCTTTCGTGAAGTGGTTCTTCAGGGAAAGATATTGTTTGTAGGCGTCGAACGGCATCATCAAGAAGTAATATAGTGGTTTTTTGCCGGAAAAATTTTCCGCCTCGAAATGAATTACAGAGGTAATTTTGCTCTGGAACTTCTCTTTAAAAAGTTAAGTTCCATTGCTTCTGCTTTTAGTTTATCTTTGAGAGGTTTAGAAATAAGTTTAGGAACAGATTCTACGTCAATGCTTTGTAGATCACAAAAGTGAACAATCGCATCGATATAGTTCATGCCTTCATTATGCTGGACAAGAGATTCAATTTCTTGTGCAAAACGAGATGGGCAAAAGAACTTACTCTCTAATACTTTTTCTAGTTCATTCTCCATTCTCTGACCTAAGATTGTGAGATACAAATTCTTTAATATACCGAACTAATAACTTAATATAATCCCCTTTGTTCCTTTTGTCAAATACTTTAACATCACCGCCAGGAGTAACCATGATGGTGATAAGTTTTTTGACAGGGATACCAGTCAGTTCATAGTAAGCAGCTGCATAGAAAGTTTCCTGAACAAAATAGTTCTCTAACCATGCTTCTGGTTTAATTTTTTCGGAAGTTTTAAAATCGATGACTGCAAGTTCTCCTTCATACTCTCCGATACAGTCAACTCTACCTGCTAAACCAAGATACTCTGAGTACAGAGTCCTTTCTATAGCGTGTATATTATTTATCTTGTCCAGATATGGTTTAGCATGATGAAACATAAACTGTGTGAGAGGACGAAAATCATCCCAGTTTATTTCATTGTTCCTCATGTATACTTCAACTGCTTCATGAAAGTCTGTTCCACGAGTAGTTGCTTTCTTCGTAATTCGGTTTGCTTCTTCAATACCAACTCTCTTTCTCCATTTAACAAAGATTTCTCTATTATAAAACGAAGTTACAGACGTAATAGAAGGCACCCATTCTCCATTAGGAATATTATAGAGACGGATGCCATTAGTTTCTTTTTTGTTTAGTTCAAGATCACCGAGATAATTATGATGAATAAAATTCATTAGAGATTCATTTCCATTTTGGCAAGTAAGTATTCTTTGACAAGGCCGGATCGAACAATATCATCTACTCCAAATTCAATGATATCAACTGATGGCATAACGCGCAAGATTTTCATAAAATCAGCAATACCATTTCTTTCCCGGTCTTTAATAAGATCGGATTGAGTTGCATCACCGCAGAACATAATCTTACTATTGTCGCCTACTCTAGTGATTATACTATCAAGTTCATGATAATTCAAGTTTTGAAATTCATCAACAATTATAATGGCATTATCAAGAGTAGTACCCCGGATGAACGAGGTAGACCAGAAAGAGATTGTTCCTTGTGCTTTGAGATTGCCATACAGCATCTCAAAATCTCCTTCTGTTGGAAGTTCAAACATGAACTTCACCATATTCTTATATGGAATTTGATAGAGTGAAGACTTATCCTCATGGTCTCCTGGAAGAAAACCAATCTCTCTCGTTGCTACAAGAGACCTGACGATGTAGATCTTCTCATAGGGTGTCTTCATATCAAAGACATCTCTGAGAGCATTGTAGAGGGTGATGAAGGTCTTTCCAGTACCAGCACAACCATAAGCAACTACATTTTGATTGTTCTTATAACATCGAAAAAGTTCCTCTTGATTCTCTGTCAAAGGCTCAATAGGTTTCATCAAGTCTGAGTTAAGTGGTTTCTTTCTTTTCATGTGCTTGTTACTCATTCCAAATGGAACGATAGGGGACTGAGACTTTCTTTTTGCTGACATAAGGTATAAGAAATTAGAGAGATTATCCGTAGTATCGGTTTTTACTTACGTTGGCACCAGGTTGTCTAGATGCTCTATCCAAAACCTCATTCCATCCATTGGATTTTGCTTCACCAGTCCATCTAAATTCTGTAGATTGTCCAGCACAACCCTCTGACCAGTCTTTATCCCATCCTGGATTCTCTTCTTTCCACTCCGAGTATGCCTTCATAGACATACTAAGTGTCTTCTTCTCTTTTGTTTCTAAATTAATAACTGGGTATGTTGGCATAACATTCAATTGTTGGTGTAAATATTTATTAGTTCCATTCCATTGCTTCAGTAATGGATTAGAAATAGTTTGCGATGATGTTCCATCGACACTTTTGATCCGTACATGATGTTGATGCGTGCATTTTACTTGGATCAAAGAAAGCAATTCGATTCTCTTTACTTTGGACAACATCTCCATCAAATCTGGTTTCACCATTACAGGTATTCAGATAGAACATCATACCTTTATGAACATATGGAAAGTCTATATGCCAACCGTGCTCTACGATTTCATCAGTTCTAGGATAACAATTTACTTTTGATCTGATGAGAGAACGCATTTCCAATTTTGAGAACAAGATCTGATTTACCATGTCATAGTAAGGACTGGTGGATAAATTGTCTCTATAAATTGAATGCACAAAGTTGACATTTTTGACTGATTGTAACTCAATATCTTCCGTAATGTAGTCTTGATAGTAAACAGGAAACTCATCACTTATGATCGTTTCTTGTAAAACTCTAAGTTCATCAACTGGTAAGAAATTATCAATTACAGTTATATCCACTCCATTGCCTCAGCGACAGCAGGGAATTGTTCGCAGAAGATTCTCTTTGCACCCAATGCAATATCCATATGTTCCTTCTGTGTACCATTTGCAGAACGCAAATCAATATAATGGATCCATGAACGAACTGAGCCTGTCATGTAAATTTTGGTAGGACATGCTAAAGGGAGTACAAAACGAGCACACTCTTTTGCAATTCCCTCATCAAGCATTCTTTTATAAAGATCCATTGCTTGTACAAAATGTTGTTGCATCAACATTTCAAACTTCTGCCTCGTAAACGGATCAACATCATCAATAGAATTTTGACGATTCTTGGTGTCTTGTCTGCGTAGTTCAGGTAGAGGGATCTTCTCCGCGAGTAGGGAAGAATCAGCATAGCGTTGTGAAAATTCTTGATAGGTAAATGAACGATGTCGAAGCACTTGAGCTGCAATTCCTCTGGTAGTATTCAACTCCAGAGTCATATATGCTTGCTCAAAAATACTCCAGTGTTGATGCTTTACACAATACTTGAGAAGACCAGAGAACTTTTCGTTCTCCTGGTTATTTGGATTTGATACACGGGCACAATATGCCATGTGCTTCTCTGCATCAGGAGTTACGCTGATTAGTTTTACGTTGTTCTCGTTCATCAAGTGTCTCGTTAATAATGTCCTTTAGTTCTTGTCTTTCTAAATCAGTAAAGACATTTCGTTTTGATATTACCAATGGTGGATAAGATCTCTTTGATTTTGATTTACCATCACCAGGTAAACTCATACCCTGTGTATCTATCTTATCCATCATCATCCTCAAAAACTTCGTCATAATCTAATATGTAGTTAGCAGAAGAATCGTCAAAATTTTCTTGCTTTGAAGTATATGCTTCAGTATTAGAATACACCTCTACTTCCAAAGCTTCAACAAGAAGTTTTAGATTTCTTACTATCAGTTTTAGTTTATCTCTTTCCATAAAAAATGGGAGGTTTCCCTCCC